GTGATAGTTGCTGATGTAAAAGATATATCAGCGAAATCACAAAGTGCAGTAGTACCACTTGTTGTTGGAGTTACGCTTGTAAGCGTTCCGCCTGTTGCTGTGTATGTTCCGGAGTTTGATACCTCGTTGGAACTTGAATAAGCAGTTGTGGTTGCGTCTAGTGAAGCTGAGCTTGTATAAAGTGCTATTTTAAAAGTATCACCACTGGTAGCCGTAAAATTATGCGTACCTACTAGCAATTCTTGTTTAAAACTTGTGCATACAGCTTGAGTTATTGCCATGTTTTATCCTCCTATGGGTTCTGTGATTGCAAAGGAGTTCTTAACGCCCCGTGCATGTACTCATCTCTTCGGTGTCTTCCTTGCTGTTCTATAACTAGCTCTTGAAGGGCACGTTGATATGATTGTTCATATAATTGCAGCATTTCCGCTGGTCCCTTCAAAAATTTGAAGGCTTCTGCAAGACATCCATAAAGCAATAGTGCCGGAGCATTATTACCCAACCAAGAGGTTGTATTTGAACTAGACAGTCTTGTTGGTAATCTAGTAATTCCTAACTCAACGTTATAAGCTAAATCTGGAGTAGGTGCAACATAAATTGTGTTGTGATCCCACCATGCCCAATAACGAGGAGTTCCCGTTGCTGTTCGATCTGGCCAATATTCGTTCATATAACTAATATCGCGTTGTTCTAAAAAGTCTCTTGTTGTAGCACTAGGAGAAAATATCTGCATTGTTCTAATAGTACCAAGAGATTCTGGTGTGGGTGTCGTTCCACCCGGCAGTGATAAGAAAGCATTACTTGCAATAAGGTTTGCTGTTTGATGAGATTTAAATACGTCTAAATCTACATCTCTAAATATTCTATTTTCTGCATGTTCAATAAAATCATTTGTTCTTGTAGCTGTTAGGACATCTGTACTAACTTCTGTGTAATCTAATATTTGAGTTGTTAAGTCTGCGTATGTAACGGCCATTATGATGTACTCACTGATACTGTACCAATAGATGATACAACTGTAGGTTGTTTTTTATCCGTTGCTGGTTGCATAGAATCATTATAATCAAAAAATCCTACTCCTCCAACAAACACTGTTAAAGGTTCTGAACGAGCCGGACGTGCATCTTGTAAACTTTGTGCATCAGCCGCGTGTCTTTGTCTTTCCTGTTGAGGGTGTTTAGCTTCAAACTCAGATTTGTGAACTAAAGAACCATTCCACTCTTTGACCATTTCTTTGTAAGGAAACTCCATACCACTACGATCAGATATTGCTTTCGCATATTTACCCGAAGCATGTGCCATTAGATATAACCTCTCTCTGGTGTAGCAAAGAAACTGGAACGTGGTCTATCTTCTTCTGAAGCTCGTTGCCACTCTTCTTCATATAATTGTTTTAGTAAAGGTGTTCTCTCTGGTGCTTTTTTTACAGACATATAATAAGCAAGCCCAGAAGACAAGCAAGGTATAAATCTTGTTGGCACTTCTAGTTGATCATTATAATCACCAGCATCCTGTATTTTAGTTAGACCATAATATTTAAAAGTGTGTGCACCATCTGGTGTTGGATATAAATATAATGTTGGTGTCGAAGCACCTCTCTCTAAAAAATATTGTACAGGTGTACCCTCTGTAGATTTCTTTGAAATATTTAAATACTCCGCACGACTAATACGATCAACTTCTATATCTGTTGTTGTATCACTAGTTGTAAATAAAACAGCTTCTAGTATATCAACTAGATCTGAATCTAGAGTATAACTAGTTGTACTACCTGTTAATGTTTTTGTACGAAGCTCAACTGTCCAAAGATTAATACCTCTGTTAGCCCATTCAGCCAACATAATATTAAGTGAACGTCTTGCACTTTTTAAATCATAACCAGATCTAGAATTTATACCACATCTTTCAAATGCTTCTTCTATGAGCTGATCTACATCTAAATCAAAAGTATTAGTCCCGGACGTTGCCATTACTTACCTACTTTTTTTATTGCCTTCTTATGAGCTTGTGTAAAAGTTTTACCTTTTTTCATAGCTTTTGTCATAGAAGCCATATGCTTTTTTGTATGGTGTTTAGAGTGTTTTTTCATAGTCTTTTTTTGACCACCTGTTAATTGTTTGGGCATTGAAGACCTCCTAATCATTATTAAATTGTTTTAATAAACTCTGCTATCACAGTGTACATATTACCAGCATCTGCTGCTGCGGCAACAACAAAATTAATATCACCATTAGTGTTTGCATCTGTACTTGGCGGTAATCCACCAAACTCTCTAAAATCCCAATATGCTGCACCGGTTAAACCTAGTAAAGGTCTATCACCGTCAGAATCTTCAAAATCTAAACGTGCAAATGAATCAAAACCATTACCCGGGGAACATGAAAACCATATTCTTTGTAGGGCGCCTTTAGTAGCTACTCCATTTACTGTTCTTGCTGATGAGTCAAAAAATACTGTTGTGCTTCCGTCACCGTCTGATTCAACAACTATTTTTAATGTTACTCTTTTATCGTTTTCTTGTAGGACCTCTGGTCCTGTAACTGTATCTGCCATGTTCCCTCCTTAATTAAGAACTGTGGGGCCGAAGCCCCACGAATTAGTTTATGCTAGTACTAAACCAACAAAAGTTAATCTGATTACAGTAGCACTACCCGGATCTCCACTTACTACTACTTCTACTTCATCAGCAGTTGTAGTTGCACCTGTTAATCCTGTAATACCTCTGACACCATTACAACCAAAGACACCTTTAAAACCAGTAGCATTTACTGCTACAGCAATGCCGTCAGTGTATGAATCTGTATTACCATCATCACCAATATCAACTAAGTTGACGTTGTTTGTTGATGCTGTAGTTACGTTAACAGCAACACACATAGGGATAAAGTTTGCAGGCATACCTATTGCCGCTTCTTTACCAGTTGTTGCACCGTTAGCTATAGTGATTGTTGCTTGATATGTTTGTAAAGTTGATGTGTTAGTAGCTGCTGCATTTAACAAAAGTGAACCTGCTGAATTGCTTGAAGCATCACCAGTTGCTACACTATTTAAAGTTGCATGTTCTGAAATTGCACCTGTACTTGTATTTTTAGTTATTACTTTGTGACCAGCTTCCGATCTTACCGGACCGCTAAAAGTTGAGTTAGCCATTTTTACCTCGTAAGTAAAGTTATATTGTCTCTACGAGCGTCTGCTAGGGCAGTCAATATAACAAATTATCCTAGTTGTCTTGTGGGGGTATGAATCCCCCACAAGTTAAGAGTAATTATGCTCCCGGTGAACCAAAGATACCTCTAAAGTCAGAGAACCCGAATGAGTATCTTTCTCTAGATTTGTATCTAACGTTTCCAGTTTCAAAATCGCCTTCCATTTTAGTGGAAATTGGCGCTCTTTGGAAGTGTTTTAATCCGTTAGGCGCATCAGTTTTGATAAAGAATGCATCTGTATCAGTTAAGTAGTTATTCACTACATAACCTTGAGGAATCATTCCCATGCTGCCTACAGCATTAATATCATTATCACCTGTGCCGGTTCTTTGACCAGACTTCATTAGTCTTTCAGCAGTGAATTGAAGATTTACTGGAATAATCATTTTCGTACCGTTGAGAGCGATTTTTAATCCTCTATCGTCAGTAAGTCCAGCAATGTCAATTAATGCTTGTTCTAAAGATGTCTCGTTTAGATCAGCAGCAACTGTTAGTTCGTTTTTGATATTACCACCAGTGGTTGGATGAGCAGTAGAACATAATTCTACGCCGTCTCCACCTGTGAAGCTAGAATCAAACGCATTGTTTAATACGTTAGCTGCTTTCACCTGTTTGGCATTTGCCATTGAACGAGCTAATGCTTTTGTGTATCGTGAACTGATTTTGTCATAAAGGTTGTCCTCTACGGCTTCCTCAGTAATCGAAAAAGCAAGAGCTATAGTTTCGTGTGTGTAGCGAGCAGTAAAAGACTCAGTCGCGTCATCATAATTAACTGATCCGCCTTCTGGTTTTACTTGTGCTGCACCGAAACCCGATAGCATTACTTCTTCTTCAAATGCACGATCTGAAGTTTCGGTATCAAAAATCTCCGTGTGTTGATTTTCATACCTGTTGTATTCTAACCCGAACAAAGCATTAAGACCCGGTTCAAGCTCTTTGACCAATTGTGATCTAGAAATAGCCATATATGTCTCCTATGCTAAATTGCAGTTGTTAGTTTATGAGTGTGCTCTGCAGTATTCGAAACAACATAAACGTTAGTGTTATTAACAGTAACATCGCTATTGTTCGGATCTTTTGAGATACCAATCATTTTAAATTGTCCAGAGGTACCTGTTGTAGAAGTATCTAACTCTTGAGTAGATCTTCCAGTAATAGTACTTCCACCAGTTCCGACTAAATCGAAACCACTGAAAATATCGGCTACAACACCGATTTCATCTCCTTGAACTTCAAAGACGAGTTGTGGATCGTCGTAAACAAAAGCAACAATATCAGAAGCATTTGTGCTTGCTGGATAAGTATTGCTAAATGTTGGTTTGCCTGTGGTTGGATGTGTAAAAAAACATCCATTAAAAATGCCCAATATTACGCCAGATGTTGTTCCTGCCGCAACAGTTCCATCATTCACAGCAATCAAGGCTTGGCCTTGAAATAGTGAAGTTCCGTAATTGGCTGCAATTTTGTATTCGTTTGTACGAATTTGACCACCGCTAAGATGTCTTACGGGTCTGAACCCGAAAGGTGCGTCTTGGTTTGCCATCGTTATTTCCTTTTTTTAAAGGGTTAAGTTTTATTATTCGATGGACAAAAGAGCTAAAAAATTAGTTCTTTCGGTTACCACCGAAGGTTACACGAGATTGCCTGTCTGGTTTAGAGACCGGCATGCTAGGGTGTTGCTCCTTCAATAAATCATTTGCGACCGCTTCTTCTTTATCTTGCACTTGCTGTTTAAAGTAAGCCATTCGCTCTTCAACGATTTCTGTTGGAATTTTCGCTAGCAGTAAACCACCAACTCCTATTACACCTTGGTATTTGCCTTCCTGTATTGTCGGATATTCACCGTTGTCGGAATCGGCTCTTACGAGTTCGAAACCTTCTCTTAGTCGAGCATTTAGATTTTTATTATCTGATTGCCCTAAAGTTTCAGCGCGTATCCACCTATGTTTGTACCCATCGGGTGCAGGAGGTGCGTCAAGGGATGACGGGGGTGCCCATGGTTTCCTACGAGTCGTTTTCTCGCGGGATAAGGCAGCGCGTGGAGTCTTATTTTCATCAATTTTATTCATATGCCTACTCCTTCACGTATTTCGCATATTCTTCTAGTGGCACACCTAATTTTTTAGCAATCGCTACTTGAGATGGCGTGAGTCTCACTGTTTTGCGTCCAGTTCGCGTGGTCCTTGTAGCAGAAGCAACTGTTTGGACGGGTTGTTTGCTTCCTTGGACTTCTCCCCCATCGTTAAACTTTTGGGGAAACTCTGTTCGAAGTCTTCTGTCAATCTCTTCGTAGTATTCATCAGAAGATGGATTGAATCCTTCTTCTTCCACAAGTTTCTTGTGAATACCAAACGAAGCGTATGTCATAGCTTCATCTTTACCAAACCACTCATTTTT